CGGCATCATTAAGTTTACCAACATCATCTTATACAACTCCGGTAAGTGATGATAATAAATGGATTGCATACGGAATACTAAAAAATAACATTTCATTCATACAGGATGAAACTATTGCTTACCTATCATCATCTTGGTCAACCGCATCTTATGATGAAAGTAAGTGTAGACGTGATGTAGGATTAATTATAAGTGGAGCAGCTGAGGATTTAGTATTCAACTCAAATTCAGCATCATTATTTAATGGTATATTCTACTATGATTTCCCATCACAGGCGCAAGGAGCACAATTGAACCAAACGCTTGATGGAATAAACTACGCAAGTAAGTTAGCACAAAAAGTAATTCAAAATGTAACTTATGTAACCGCATCAGCGATTGTATCAGCATCATACGCATTAATCAGAAACAATAGAGAGTTTATACAAAATGAAACTATTGCTTACCTATCTTCTTCTTGGAGTACGGCATCTTATATTGAATTAACTTGTAAAAGAGATGTTGGTCATATCATAGATGCAGTTTCTACGGATTTATTATATGGTGGAAACGAAAGAAGTACAAACGCTGGGGTGTTCTATTACTTATATCCATCACAAGCGCAAGGTTCACAATTACAACCAACATTAGCAGGTGTTAATTACGCAGGACAACTTTCTAAAAATGTTGCGGCATCATTAACATTTGTGACAGCATCTCAAATAGTATCAGCATCGGTTAATTTGTTGAGAAAAAATAGAGAGTTTATACAAAATGAAACACTAGCTTACTTAACTGCTAGTTGGAGTACATTTGAGTACGATAAAGATAAGTGTAAGAGAGATGTTGGTTATATATTAGATGGTGTTACTACCGATTTATTATATGGTGGAAATGAAAGAGGTGTATTCAGCGGAGAGTTCTATTACAAATATCCATCTAAGGCAATTATTGAAGGAGATGGTGATGGTGTTGGACAATTAGGACAAACAATTGATGGTATAAACTACGCAAGTAGAATAGCACAAAAGATTGCACAAAACATACTATTCGTAACGGCATCAGTAGAGGCATCAGCATCATTTGATTTATTAAGAAAGAACAAATCATTTGTAGCAGAGGAAACTATCGCTTATGTAAGTTCTTCTTGGAGTGGTGTATATTATAACGAAACAACTTGTAAAAGAGATGTTGGATATCTAATAGATGCGGCAGCTACGGATGTATTATATGGTGGACAAGAAAGAAGTGTGATAGCTGGACAATATTATTACTTATATCCTTCTAACGCAATTAATAAAGGCGTACCATCTACTCAAAATCAGTTAGACCCAACTCTTACTGGTATCAGATATGCTGGAAGATTATCTAAAAAGGTAATTACTAACCCAACATATTTAGTACCATCGGCATCTTTATTAACAACGGCAAAATTGTTGACAGATAATAAAGAATTAATACAAAAAGAAACTATAACGTTCTTATCAGCATCTTGGAGTAATTTAAAATATAATGAAATAAGTTGTAGTAGAGATTTAGGATTTATCATAGATGCAATTAGAACTGATTTGGTTTATGGTGGCAATGAAAGAAGTATTGAAGCAGGTTCATACTACTACAAATTCCCATCAGTAGCAATTGTGGATAGTTATAGTGATAATAATGGACAAAAGAAACAAACGATAGATGGTATAAACTTCGCAAGAGGAATATCTGAAAAAATTGTAGCAAACACTTTATTAACATACTTAGCACCATCAACTAAGAGAAGACAAGCAGCTGAAAGATTGAAAGCTGGTAAAGATGAATTGAAACAAAGAGCAATTGGATATACAAATGGAGCATTCCCATATTTAGTATATAATGAGGCAAGTTGTTCTCGTGATACTGGATTTATTGTAGATGCGGCTGTAACTGATTTATTATATGGTGGAAATGAGAGAGGAATTAGAGCAGCATCTTCGTACTATGATGGTCAATATGGAAGTGCAATAGCTGTGACTAGAGACCAATTATTGGAAACTTTGGAAACGAATAGATATTTAAGAACGAGAGCAGAGTTTATAGCAGCTGGGGCACCATTAGAATCATTTGGTTCATTGATTGTGGCAACTGGTATTGACTACTCTTATAATGGTAGTGGGGTAACATTTAAAGCACTTCCTCCGAATCAGGGTGGTAGTGGTGTTGCAAATCCAATATACGAAATTACCGAATTGGGTGGAGGTAGAATCTTCTTCACATCAGGTAATCAGGATGGTGACTTTAGAATTGGTACTGGATTGAGTATTAATCAGGCAACTGGTACTCTTGTGGGTAGAACATTTAGTAAATCTCTATTCTCATTAGTAACTCCGTTCTCATTGGCACTACAAATATAAAAAAGAAAATAAAAAATAAAAAGAAATGGCAGAAGTTTTTGTACCGTTAAATCGATTCCAGTCAGTAGTAACAGGACTGACTGGTGAGCAAGATGAAATATATGCAACTCCCGCAGGTGTATCATCAATTGTGTTATCTTGTCAAATTACAAATAATAGTTTGGTAACACAACCTGTAACTATATTTGTAACATCAAATAAAGAAATACCTGTACCTGAATTTGGAAATGTATATAGTGGTAGTTCATTTATAAGTTCTTCTGTATCTTTATTAAATTTTAGTGGTAGTTTTGCTAGCGCATCTTTACTATTAAACTCAAATAGACAATTTTTAAGAAAAGAAATAGCAGCATATACTAATAATCAAAATAGTTTATCGGAAACTCCATTTACTTTTATATCATCTTATTTTGAACAAAACACTTTAGATGATGTAGATGCAATAAAATATGATATAGCTAATAATACAACAATCAGAACAAATAAAGCAGCAAAAGCATACTTTGATAAAAATGGAGTATCGCTTATTGATACTACTGAATATTCTGCATCTATATTTGCTTTAGATTACTTAAAAGTATTATCAAATCAAATTATAAAAAACGAATCTGTAACCGGTTCTGCACTTTCACCATTATTATTTCAAAGTGGAGTTACTCAATCTGTGTTAGATGGATTTGTAAATGGTACAACAGCAGGTATATCAGCATCTATATATGTGGTGAATTCTTTGGTAGATGTTATCAAAGCTACAATTGAATCTCCTGTATTTGTTGAGCAAGAGGCGGTAAGATTAGTAACAAATGTAACAATTCCGCCAGCAGATTCACTTTCACCGGTGGTTTCTGGTAAATTAGTATTAGAAGAAACTTATGGATTTATTGTTTCTGGTTCAACCGAATTAACTGTGGTTCTTTCCTTGTTAGAAAGTGCAAATGAATAACAATAATATCATTGATTGATATTTATAAGGGATTCTCTATATTTATAACAAAGCTGGAATGTAACGCATGGCAATAAGTAATCTATTAACGGGCAGGGTAAGGGTTGTAAGCCCGAAAAATGTAACATCTGACAGGTATCAATTCTTGGATTTATCCCAAGCAGAGCCGAATTTAGGTGTTCCTAACTTTTCTGCTTCACTATTAACAAATCCAGCTATTGTAGTTTCGGATGACCAGGGTAATAGAGGATTTGTAAGAAGTTTAGATTTAGATAGAGTAACTGGACAATTTACAGGTTCATTTACTGGTTCATTTATTGGCGATGGTGAAGGATTATTTAATTTACCAGCTGCTACTAAAATAGCTAGTGGTTCAGCAACTGCATCTTTTGTAGAAGGAAATTTAGTTGTAAATACAAACACTAGAATTCAAGGTGACCTTTATGTTGATGATACAATCTATGCTGAAAGTATAATTGTAAATTATATTTCATCTTCTATAATTTATTCATCAGGCTCAAATGTTTTTGGTGATAATTATGATGATAGACAACAATTTACTGGTTCTGTATTAGTTAGTTCATCTATTATTGTAAATGACATAACTGCATCACAATCAATAAGTAGTTCATTTACCGGTTCTTTCTTTGGGGATGGTAGAGATATATTTAATTTACCTCAAGCAACAAGATTAGTAACAGGTTCGGTAACCGCATCGGTATCACCAAATGAAGGTTTTTTAGTAACATCAACAGTAAGTGGTTCTACATTTACTGGTTCTCTTTTTGTAAGTGGAAATATAACAATACCATCTGGAAGTGGATTCTTTAGTGGTAGTGGTGAGGGATTATTTAATATCCCATTCTCAGCACTAAATATTGATTCATTGGTATCAACTAGAATTGCTAGTGGTTCTGCAACTGCATCAATTTCACCAAACTTAGGATTGGTAGTTAATACAACAATAACCGCATCAATGTATTCTGGTTCTGGTAGAGGATTATTTGATATCCCACAATCAGCTTTATCGGAAGATGCAACATTAATAGCAAGTGGTAGTGTAACTGCTTCCGTTGCACCAAATATTGGACTTGTAGTAAAATCTGCTGAATTTGGTTCTCAATTTACTGGTAGTTTATTTGTAAGTGGCAATGTTGAATTAGCAGTTGGTGCATATTATAGTGGTAGTGGTGAAAAATTATTTAATATACCTCGTTCTGCCTTAACTCCTGATGCGTTAGTAGCAACATTAATAGCAAGTGGTAGTGTAACTGCATCAACTTCTCCTGATTTTGGATTTAGAGTAATATCGGAACAAACAGGTTCTCAATTCACAGGTTCACTTTTTGTAAGTGGGGCTAGAGGTATAGAAATAACTTCTGGTTCATCTTTTTCTGGTAGTGGTGAACGATTATTTGATATTCCTGTAAAGGCATTAAAAGATTTAGATTTAACAAAAATTAGTAGTGGTTCTGCAACAGCATCAATTTCTCCTAATAATGGACTTATAGTAAATACGTTCTCTACCTTTAGTGGTAGTATGATAATATCAGCATCTGCAAAATATTACGCAACTGAATCTTTAAAAACAGTATTTAGTGTAGTAAATGATTCAAACGCGGCATATCAATTTGATGGTGATACTACAAGACAAAATCCTACAATATCTTTAGTAAGGGGTATAGAATATACATTCAATATAACGGCACCAACTCAACCATTTTGGATTAAAACTGAAATTAGTACTGGGACTGGTGGAGCTTATAGTGATGGTGTAACTAATAACGGAGTAGATAATGGTACTATAACATTTGCAGTACCTTCAAACGCACCAAATACATTATATTATAATTCTCAGAACGGACCTGCTATGTATGGTACTATTAATATAGTAGACCAATTAGTTGAAAGAAATAGTGGTGTTCTTATATATGGCGATGAAGTTATTACTGGAAGTTTATTTGTAAGAGATGTTGTAAAAGCAAGAGAATTTACTGGTTCATTCTCAGCATCATTTATACAAGGTGATGGTGCTGGATTGTTTAATATACCTCGTTCTGCTTTTACTGGAGATTCATTCAGAATAGCAAGTGGAAGTATAACGGCATCAGTAAATCCTGATGATGGCTTTAGAGTTGAATCATTGGAAAGTGGTTCACAATTTACAGGTTCTATTGATATAAGTGGTTCAGTATATGTTACTGGTTCTGTATTAGCTGCATTTTTTGAAGGTGATGGTAGTAAATTAACTAATATATCAGTACCTCCTCAATTATCATCAAAAATAGTTTCTGGTTCTGTTACTGCATCAGTTGATAATATTACTGGATTTATTGTAACATCAGTTGAAAGGGGTTCTGCCTTTAGTGGTAGTGTGAGTATAAGTGGTAGTGTGCTTGTAAATGGAAATGTTTCAATTACTTCTGGTTCAACTTATTCTGGTAGTGGTGCAAACTTATTTAATATACCAAGAGCAGCTTTAACGCCAGATGCTTTATTAAGTACTGAAATTAAAAGTGGTAGCGTAACAGCATCTGTTTCTCCTCAATTTGGATTTAAAGTTGAATCAATAGAAAGCGGTTCTCAGTTTACAGGTTCTATTTTTGTAAGTGGCAGTGGTATAGAATTATACTCTGGTTCATATTCTGGTAGTGGTGCAAGATTATATGATATACCATTATCGGCATTAGCAGATTTAGACCTTTCAAAAATATTTAGTGGTAGTGTAACTGCATCAGTTTCTCCTGATAGAGGATTTGAAGTATTTGCATCAGTATCCAATTTCTCTGGGTCGGTATCAGCATCGGTATTTAGTGGTAGTGGTGCTGGTTTAACGGATATTCCATTCTCAGCATTATCTGAAGAATTAAAAAGAATTGCTAGTGGTAGTGTAACTGCATCTGTATCTCCTAATTTTGGATTTATAGTTGAATCATTTGAAAGTGGTTCATCATTTAGTGGTAGTGTTTTAATTGATTCATCTTCATTTATATTTTCTGAAGGTACATATCTTAGAAACATACCTCGTTCTGCATTAACACAAGACGCTTTATTAAGTGTTGAAATTAAAAGTGGTAGTGTAACTGCTTCGGTAAGTCCTGATGAAGGATTTAAAGTAACATCAATTGAAAGCGGTTCACAATTTAGTGGTAGTTTATTTGTAAGTGGTGGATATATTAGAGTTGAAAGTGGCTCGTTCTTTAGTGGTAGTGGTGGTGGATTAAGTGATATTCCTGAATCAGCATTATCATTTAAAATTAATAGAATTGCAAGTGGTTCGGCAACGGCATCGATTTCGCCAGATTATGGTCTTAGAGTAAATACATTCTCTACAATTAGTGGAAGTTTTATTGTATCATCATCGGCAAGAGAAATACCACACTATGATATAGATACTGTATTTACGGTAACTAATGATGGTTCTGGTTTATATAATATTAGTAACGGATTAGTAAGTGGTTCAAACCCAACTTTAACTTTAGTTAGAAATGTAGAATATGTATTTAATGTTAATGCATCAGGCCATCCATTTTGGATTAAATCGGTAAGTGGCATTGGTACTAATAATGCATACGATTCTTGGATAACTAATAATGGAGATGATGTTGGTGTTATAACATTTTTAGTTTCTGGTAGTGCACCAAATACATTATATTATAATTGCCAATTACACTCATCAATGGCAGGTACTATCAATGTAGTAGATGCATTATATGTTCCAGCTGAAATAACATTAATTGGAGAAACTAAAGTTGATGGAAATATTACCGCTTCAATGTTTAGTGGTAGCGGTAAAGGATTATTTGATATTCCACAATCTGCAATATCTGGGGATACTGTTAGAATTGCTAGTGGTAGTGTAACTGCATCTGTATCTCCTAATTTTGGATTTAGAGTAGCATCATTTGAAAGTGGTTCTGACTTTAGTGGAAGTATTAGAATTGATTCATCATCATTCATATACGCACAAGGTACTTTTTTAAGAAATATTCCTAGAGCAGCATTAACGGAAGATGCATTGGTTTCAGCAGAAATTAAATCTGGTTCTGTAACTGCATCGGTTTCACCTGATTTTGGATTCGTAGTTAAAACTCCATTTACATCTTCTTTGGAATTTGATAATGTATTCATTGTAACTAATGATGGAAGTGGCAATTATAATATAAGTAATAGGTTAATAAGTGGTTCAAATCCTACACTTACATTACATAGAAATTATGAATATGTTTTTAATGTAAATGCAAGTGGGCATCCATTTTGGATTAATCAAACACCTGGCATTGGTAATAGTAATTTTTATAATAGTTGGGTTACAAATAATGGTGAAGATAATGGACAAATAAGATTTTTAGTTTCTGGAAGTGCACCAAATACATTATATTATAATTGTGAATTCCATTCATCAATGGCGGGAGTTATAAATGTATTAGATGGTAACCCAGATTTTATATATAAAACTCAAATCGCTTCTAAATTTACTGGTTCGGTTGATGTAAGTGGTAGTTTGTTTATAAACGAAAACAGTGGAGGACTATTTATAAATTCATCATCATTTATATTTGCGGATGGAACATATCTTAGAAACATTCCTCGTTCAGCATTAACGGAAGATGCATTAGTATCAACGGAAATTAAATCCGGTTCGGTAACTGCATCAGTATCTCCTAATTTTGGATTTAGAGTTCAATCGCAAGATAGTGGTTCACAATTTAGTGGAAGTATTTCAGTAAGTGGAAGTGTACGATTATCAAATGATGGATTTTTTATTGGTGATGGTAGATTTATAACAAATGTACAAGCGGCAGCATCTCCATTAATAGCAAGTGGTTCTGCAACAGCTTCTGTAACAAGTGGTGATACATTTATAGTAACTACTGGAGCAACTGGTTCTGGGCTTGATTATCAAATTGGTACTCGTATAACGGGTAGTGTGGATGTTAGTGGTAGCGTACAATCTCAATTCTTTGTTGGTGATGGTAGATATATTACAAACGTACAAGCAGCAGCTGCACCATTCATTGGTAGTGGTTCTGCAACGGCATCCGTTCAAAGTGGAGATACATTTATAGTAACAACTGCTGTAACTGGTTCGGCTATTGGTTCTAGATTTACTGGTTCAATTGATGTTAGTGGTTCATTAAGAGCAGATGATTTAACAGCAAGAGGATTTCTTTTTGGTGATGGTAGATTTATAACAAACGTACAAGCATCAGCCGCACCATTGATAGCAAGTGGTTCAGCAACTGCATCGGTGGCAAGTGGTGAACTATTCCAAGTAATTACAGCACCATCTTCTGGTTCATATAAATCTCAATTTACATCATCAGTAGCAATTAGTGGTTCAATTACCGCATCTGTTTACTATGGTGATGGTAGTGGATTATTTAATATCCCACCGGAATCAATTGAAGGACTTGAATTATTTAAAATTAATTCTGGTTCTGGTGTTGCTATTATTGACCCAGAAAAATTAGATGTAAACGTACCAATAACTGCAGCACTTTATATAGGTGATGGTGGTGGATTATTTAACATTCCTGCAAACGCATTACAAGACCTTAAATTAGATAGAATTATATCAGGTTCAGTTCAGGCGGTAATATCTCCAAACAAAGGTTTGGAAATTGGTACTAGGACATTTGTGTCTGGTAATTTAAGTGTTAGTGGTGGATTATTTGTTACTGGTGGAAACGTTATACTTTCTTCTGGTTCTGCTTTCATTGGAGATGGTAGTGGATTAACTAACATCAATATTGCTAACTTATCATTTGAAACATTTATATTAAAGAGTGGTTCATATACCGCATCAATTTCTCCTGATAAAGGATTTGTAGTAAATACATCTTCATCAATTTGGGGTAATCTTTATGTTGGTAATGATTTAACTGCAACTGATATTACTGCTTCAAATAGAGTATTTGCTCCATTAGTAAGTGGTTCATTCTTAGGTACATATAATTTCCAAGGAGTAGGACCAACTGCATCGGCGCAGTATGATATTTTAAGATTTGATGAGAATAGAGGATATTTTATTCCACAACCTGAAACTTCATTAACTGAAACTGTATCATTTAATAATGTAAGTAATTTAACTATTGTACATAATTTAGGAATCAGATACCCAATGGTTCAGGTTTATGCTACTGGTTCGGAAGACCAAATTTTACCTGGCACAATAAAATCAATTGATGATGATACTATTCAAATTGTATTTAGTGGATTGACTAGTGGGCATGTTGTAATTGGTAGTGGTGGTTCATTAATCAATGGAACAATAACTGGTGATAGAGTAGTTGGTAATGTTTTATCATCATCATACGCAATTAGAGCTGGTATAGCTGAAAGTATTGTTGGATTTGATAGTGGGGCATTGGCAGCATTGGGTGATTTAGAAAATTTTGTAAGAAATTCACAAACATCATCAATGGCTGTATTTAGTGCAGTAAGTTCTTCTTACGCATTAACCGCATCTTACGCATTAAACGCAGGTGTAGGTGGTGGTACTGAATTATTTATATACCAAACGAGTTCATTAGTAAAAGCACAAGTAGGAAAAATTCATTTTACTGGTTCTGGTGTTGATGTAATATCGTCTGGTTCAGATGGTGTATTAGTAAGAATATTAGGTGGCGGTGGTACTGGTGGTACTGGTACTGGTGATTTACTTAGTTCACAAACTTCTTCGATGTTGGTTGGTACTGCTTCATTAGCATTTACCGCATCATACGCTCTTTACGCTCTAAATGCGGAAGGAGTAAATACAGCATCATTCTTACAGGTAAACAAAGATAGTAGTATTAACGCAAACTTAACTGTTAGTGGAAGTTTGGGAGTTAGTGGTAGTGTATTGTTAGGAAATTTACCATCCGCATCTTATGAGCAAGTAGTAATATGGGATACTATATCAAAAAAATTAGCATATAGAAATATAGCAGCTGCAGTTGGTTCTTCTGGTACTTCAGGAACTTCTGGAGTAAGTGGTACGGATGGCACATCAGGTACATCAGGAACTTCTGGTACAAGCGGAGAGAGTGGAAGTTCTGGTACGTCTGGTACATCAGGAACTTCTGGTAGTGAAGGTTCATCTGGTACAAGCGGAAGTAGTGGAACATCGGGAACCTCTGGTAGTGAAGGTTCTTCAGGAACTTCTGGCACATCAGGAACTTCTGGTACAAGCGGCACAAGCGGTACATCAGGAACTTCTGGCACAAGCGGTACGAGTGGTACATCAGGAACTTCTGGTACGAGTGGAGTGGATGGTACAAGCGGTACATCAGGAACTTCTGGGTCATCTGGCACATCGGGAACTTCTGGAACTAGAGGTACATCAGGAACTTCTGGCACATCGGGAAGTTCTGGCACATCAGGAACATCGGGAAGTTCTGGCACATCAGGAACTTCTGGAAGTAGTGGAACATCAGGAACAAGTGGCACATCAGGAACTTCTGGTACAAGTGGAAGTAATGGTAGTACAGGTTCGGCAGGAACTGCTGGCACATCGGGAACTTCTGGTACATCAGGAACTTCTGGCACATCTGGTTCAAATGGTAGTAGTGGAACTTCTGGCACAAGCGGTACGTCTGGTAGTAGTGGAACTGCGGGCACTTCGGGTACTGCTGGTGAATCTGGTTCGGCTGGTACATCAGGAACTTCTGGTACTTCAGGTTCTTCAGGAACTTCTGGCACTTCAGGCTCAACTGGTTCATCAGGAACTTCTGGTACAAGTGGTTCGGATGGTGAAGCTGGAAGTAGTGGTACTTCAGGTTCTTCAGGAACTTCTGGCACTTCAGGCTCAACTGGTTCATCAGGAACTTCTGGTTCATCTGGAACTTCTGGCACATCGGGAACATCAGGTAGTGATGGTACATCTGGAAGTAGTGGCACAAGCGGAACTTCTGGAACATCAGGAACTTCTGGCACATCGGGAACTTCTGGTAGTGAAGGTTCATCGGGAACTTCTGGTACAAGCGGTACGAGTGGTAGTAGTGGCACATCAGGAACTTCTGGCACATCAGGAACTTCTGGTACATCGGGAACCGAAGGTACAAGTGGTAGTAGTGGTACAAGTGGTAGTAGTGGCACAAGCGGCACTAGTGGTACTAATGGTTCTGAAGGAACTTCTGGGACAAGTGGCACATCAGGAACTTCTGGAACAAGTGGATTAGATGGTACATCGGGAACTTCTGGCACATCAGGAACTTCTGGTATAAGTGGTAGTGATGGAACTTCGGGCACATCTGGCACAAGCGGTACAAGTGGTTCAGATGGTACATCTGGAACTTCAGGAACTTCTGGCACAAATGGTTCGGCTGGAACTTCTGGTACAAATGGTTCTGAAGGAACTTCGGGTACATCTGGTATAGATGGCACATCGGGAACTTCTGGAAGTGATGGTACAAGTGGTACATCGGGAAGTAATGGTACAAGTGGCACATCAGGAACTTCAGGTACAAATGGTTCTGAAGGAACTTCTGGCACATCGGGAACTTCTGGTAGTGATGGCACATCAGGAACTTCTGGAAGTGATGGTACATCAGGAACTTCTGGAGTAAGTGGTACATCGGGAACATCTGGCACATCTGGTTTAGACGGAACATATTTTGGCTCATCAGGAACTTCTGGAGAAAGTGGAAGTAGTGGTACTTCTGGTACGAGTGGTGTAAACGGAAGTGATGGTACATCTGGAATAGATGGCACATCAGGAACTTCTGGACAAGATGGTACATTCTTCGGTTCATCAGGAACTTCTGGAGCTAGTGGAAGTAGTGGTACATCGGGAACATCTGGCACAAGTGGTATAAACGGAAGTGATGGTACATCGGGAACTTCTGGTACAAGTGGTTTAGATGGAACATTCTTTGGGTCATCAGGAACTTCTGGAGCAAGTGGTTCATCAGGAACTTCTGGAGAGAATGGTACAAATGGTACAAGTGGAATCAGCGGTACAGATGGAACTTCTGGTACAAGCGGTTTAGATGGAACATTCTTTGGTTCATCTGGTACAAGCGGAGAAAGTGGCACATCAGGAACATCCGGTACTTCAGGAACTTCTGGTACAAGCGGTACATCGGGAACTTCTGGACAAGATGGTACATTCTTTGGTTCATCGGGAACTTCTGGAACTTCTGGAACTTCTGGTGAAAATGGTACAAGCGGTACAAGTGGTATAAGTGGCACGGATGGAACATCTGGAACTTCTGGTTTGGATGGTACAATGTTTGGAAGTAGTGGAACTTCTGGAATATCAGGAACGTCTGGCACATCTGGAGAAAGCGGAACTTCTGGTACAAGCGGAACTTCTGGTACAAGCGGATTGGATGGTACATTCTTCGGTTCATCAGGTACATCTGGTACTTCGGGAACTTCTGGCACAAGTGGAGAAAACGGAACTAATGGAACTTCTGGTACAAGCGGTACAAGCGGTACATCTGGATTTGATGGTACATTCTTTGGTAGTAGTGGTACATCGGGAACAAGCGGTACTTCTGGCACAAGTGGAGTAAGTGGTTCATCAGGAACGTCTGGTACATCAGGAACTTCTGGATTCGATGGAACATTCTTTGGTAGCAGTGGAACTTCTGGTACATCAGGAACTTCAGGAACTTCTGGAGTAAGTGGTTCATCAGGAACTTCTGGTACATCGGGAACTTCTGGTTTAGATGGAACTTTATTTGGAAGTAGTGGTACGAGTGGAACATCAGGAACTTCTGGCACAAGCGGTATAAGTGGGTCAAACGGAACTTCTGGAACTAGTGGTACATCTGGATTTGATGGAACATTCTTTGGTAGTAGTGGTACTTCTGGTACAAGTGGTTCGGCTGGTACATCCGGCTTAACATCTACTTCTGGAACGTCTGGGACATCAGGAACTTCTGGATTGGATGGTACATTCTTTGGAAGTAGTGGTACTAGTGGAGCTAATGGTTCTACTGGAGCAGCTGGTTCTTCTGGAACTTCTGGAACAAATGCACCTGGATTTACTTCTGGAACTTCTGGAATAAGTGGTAGTAGTGGTACATCGGCAGTAGGATTCAGTTCCGGAACTTCTGGTACATCTGGATTGCAAATAACAGGTACAACTAATAATGCAGTACTTACATATATAGATTCACCAATAGGCGTTCAGGCCGAACCTAATTTAACATTTGATGGTACTACAATAAGCTTAACTGGAAATATAGGAGCTAGTGGATATATAAGTTCAACAAATTATATTGCATCAACAACATTCAGAGAAACTTATTCTGATTTATCAACTGGTGGTAGTGTAACTTTAGATTTATCAACAGCAAACAACTTTAGAAGACAATTTAATGGTACATCAACAATAACGTTTACTAACCCACCTGCATCAAACGCATTTGGATTTACTTTAGTAGTTGTAAATGCTGGGGCATATTCAATTACATGGCCTGCTAGTATTGATTGGGCTGGTGGAAGTGCACCAATTCTAACATCGTCTGGTGTTGATGTATTAGTATTCTACACATTTAATGGTGGTACTACATATTATGGATTTGTAGCCGGTAAAAATTTAAGTTAATATTATATTTAAAGTTATGGGAATATTTAGAAGATTAGTATCACAAGAAGGTTCGGAGGCATATCCATTTGTATTTAAAGTAACAACAACTACTTCTAATACTGTATTTACAACTCCATTGGTTGATTATGGTGGACTTACTCCTAGTTTAATAATAAGTTGGGGAGATGGTTCTGCCAATTCACCTTTAATAACTGCAAGTAATTCTATAAATAGAACACACACGTATGTAAATGCTGGAACTTATACAATTACTATAAGTGGATTTATGCCTGGATTTGCTGTAAACAATAATGCATCTATTAGAACTCTTATTACTGAATTAGTTCAATGGGGAATTGTTGGTTTAAGAACTATAAACTTTTATGGGTGTTTAAATTTAACAGCAATACCTGGTAGTGCATCTTTGAGTGGAGTTGGTGGATACACTGGTTTAGCAGAAGTACTTAATTTTACAAACTTTATGAATGGTACTAGAATAACGGCAATACCAGCTGATATTTTTGATTTTTCTCCAAATGCAACATCATTCAATAGTGCATTTTCATCAATACCAACAATAACAACAGTACCAACTGGATTATTTGATAATGTTCCATTAGTAACATCTTTTGCATCTTGTTTCTTTGCGTGTTCTGGCTTAACATCTGTACCATCTACATTATTTGATTTAAACACAAGCGTAACAACTTTTTCTGGTACATTTAGAAATTGTAGAGCATTAACAAATGTGTTACAATTTACAAATAATACGAATGTAACAACATTTACTAACTTATATAATATGAGTTCAACTACAAATGCATTGACTGGAACTGCACCTGAACTATGGAATAGAATTCCAACGCCAGCTGGAACTGATGCATTTAATAATTGTACTGGTTTATCAAATTTTGCATCAATACCTTTAAATTTCAAATAATATGTATTTACGAATTATAGATGAAACAATAAACTATCCATATAGTATTTCTGAATTAAGAGCAGCTTATCCAAATGTAAGTTTACCTGCCGAATTATCTGATGAAGCTTTGAATGAGTGGGATATGTATGTTGTTACTCCAACTCCGATGCCAAACGATTACACAAAAAATATTACCGAAGGAACTCCTGTTTTAACCGATGGTGTATATTATCAAAATTGGATTCAAGCTGATGCATCTCAAAGTGAAATAGATTATAGATTGGAAAATCAATGGTTTATTGTTAGAGAAACTCGAAATGAATTATTATCTGAATGTGATTGGACACAATTGGGAGATATTCCATCCGAAACAAAAGCAATTTGGTCTGATTACAGACAATCTTTAAGAGATATTACATCTCAAACTAATCCATTTAGTATAACTTGGCCGGTGAAACCTTAAAAGGAAAATTACTTATATTTATACCTATAACAAAAGTATATAAATATAAATGATTATACACAGTCCTATATTTTCTGGCTCAATTACCCAAGCCTCATCTGCTTACGCAAATTTAAGTGGCTCATTCACAGGTTCATTAACTGGTTCATTCAAAGGTACAATTGATGTACAACAGGCGGCATTTGCCAATTTGGATGTTACTAATAAATTATCTATTAGTGGTTCGGTTAGTATGACAGGTTCTATGAATTTAACAGCTGGCGGATATTTAGTTGATGGTGTAAACGTATTAGATTCAGCAATAGCTTTTGCAATAGCATTAGGATAAAAATAAAAAGAAATGGCAAATACATTTAAAAATAGTATAACTGGTTCAATAGGAACAACTGGGGTTAAAGTTTACGAAACTCCCGCTGGTTCATCTACAACCGTGATTGGTGTGAATGTGGCAAATGTAAATTCAAATAATATATCAGTAAGTGTGATGATGAGAGATGCATCCGGAAATAAAACTGTATATGTTGTTAAAGATGCATTAATTATGCCAGGCAGCTCTACTGTATTAGTAGGTGGTGAGCAAAAAGTTGTATTAGAAGCAACTGATTTTATTTCGGTGACATCATCGTTAGCAAATTCAGCAGATGTAATTGTTTCGGTTTTAGAAATAACATAAAGTTTTAGATAATGGAGTATTTGGGTAACAATCCTAATGGTTTAAATCAACAAAATAAAGATACAATTTCTTTATTTGTAAGTGGAAGTAGAATAGCTAGTTTTTCATCACAATCGGTAGATGTGGTTGGAAATTTTAGTGCTTCCAAAATACAAACGGATGAAATAGATTCATTTGGAAGTAATCCGTTGAAATTAAAATCGGATACTCAAATAACTGGTTCACTTAGTGTTTCATCATTTGTAACGGCATCATTATTTAGAGGAGATGGTAGTGGATTATTTAATATATCAGCAGATTCAATTGGTGATATTAATAGAATAAAATCAGGATCTGTAACTGCACAAATATCTCCAAATCAAGGAGTAAGAATTAATACAGGAGTTACGATTAATGATTTTTTAATTGTAACTGGTAGTGGTATATTCAAAGGAGATTTAAATGTAGCTGGAAAAATAAATACAACGGAATTATTTGCAACATACATCTCATCTTCTATAATCTACGCAAGTGGAAGTAACAAATTTGGTGATGCATCAAACGATACCCAACAAATAACTGGTAGTTTATCAGTTAGTGGTTCAATGTTTGTTACTGGCGATACAATACCAACTGATAATACAACAAACGAAGTATTAGTTCTTAATACAACAACAGGAAGAATTAGTAGAAGATTTGCAGCAGCAACTTCTGGAACGTCTGGTACATCAGGTACAAGCGGCACATCAGGAACGTCTGGCACAAGCGGTACAAGCGGCACAAGTGGAAGTAGTGGTACAAGTGGTTCATCAGGAACTTCTGGAAGTAGTGGGACATCAGGTTCATCAGGAACGTCTGGTTCATCAGGAACTTCTGGAAGTAGTGGGACAAGTGGAAGTAGTGGTACTTCTGGCACATCGGGAACTTCTGGTTCATCAGGAACATCTGGTTCGGCTGGAACTTCTGGCACATCAGGTTCATCAGGAACTTCTGGAACTCGTGGTACATCGGGAACTTCTGGCACATCAGGAACTTCTGGTAGTGGAGGTACATCAGGAACTTCTGGTTCGGCTGGAACTTCAGGTTCTACTGGTTCAGCTGGTACAAGTGGAATTAGTGGAAGTAGTGGTACAAGTGGAGCAAGTGGTTCATCGGGAACTTCTGGCACATCGGGTTCAAATGGTAGTAGTGGAACTTCTGGAACATCAGGAACTTCTGGAGTAAGTGGTGCTGGTGGTAGTAGTGGTAGTTCCGGAGTAAGTGGTTCATCAGGAACTTCTGGTACAAGCGGCACATCAGGAACTTCTGGTACAAGCGGTATTGGTGGTGCTGGTGGTAGTTCAGGTACAAGCGGTACATCAGGAACTTCTGGAACTCGTGGCACATCGGGAACTTCTGGCACAAGTGGTACATCAGGAACTTCTGGTATAACTGGAGCTGGCGGAGGAAGTGGTTCATCGGGAACTTCTGGCACATCGGGTTCATCAGGAACTTCTGGAAGTAGTGGCACATCAGGAACTTCTGGAAGTAGTGGGACGAGTGGAGTAAGTGGTACTGGTGGTTCATCGGGAACTTCTGGAACTAGAGGCACATCAGGAACTTCTGGAGCACAAGGTTCTTCTGGTACAAATGGTACATCAGGAACTTCTGGAACTTCTGGAGCACAAGGTTCTTCAGGTTCAAATGGTACATCAGGAACTTCTGGGGCACAAGGTTCTTCGGGCTCAAATGGTACATCGGGAACTTCTGGTACAAGTGGTGTAAGTGGAAGTGCCGGTTCATCGGGAACATCAGGAACTTCTGGAATAAGTGGTAGTAGTGGGACTAGCGGAATAAGTGGTTCGTCTGGCACATCAGGAACATCAGGAACTTCTGGAATAAGTGGTTCTGCTGGAAGTAGTGGCACATCAGGAACTTCTGGAACTCGTGGCACATCAGGAACTTCTGGTACAAGTGGAGTAAATGGTTCATCGGGAACTTCTGGTACATCAGGAACTTCTGGAGCAAGTGGTTCATCGGGAACTTCTGGCACAAGTGGAACTAGAGGTACATCAGGAACTTCTGGAAGTAGTGGCACATCAGGAACTTCTGGAAGTGGTGGCACATCAGGAACTTCTGGTACATCAGGAACCTTTGGTAGTGGTGGTACGTCTGGGACTAGTGGAACTTCTGGCACGAGCGGTACATCAGGAACACGTGGTACATCTGGCACATCTGGGTTACTATCATTAACTGGTACAACTGATAATGGTGTAATCACATTAAACGGAACTGCACCAAACGCAACCGTTGAAGCAAATTTAAGATTTGATGGTACTACATTAGCAGTAACTGGTAACGCTACAATTAGTGGTGACCTTACTGTAAGTGGTACAACAACATATATTAATACAACAACTCTTAACATAGGTGATAATATTATTACACTTAATGCAGATATTGGAGCATCAACTGCACCAACTGAAAATGCTGGTATAGAAGTTAAGAGAGGTAATGCATCCACCGTATCATTTTATTGGAACGAATCAACGGACAGATGGTATGCTGATAATACATTAGAAGTAGGTGGTAATGTAGTTCTTAGTGGTACAATTGATACTGGGCAAGGAGCAACTGAGGTTTATTTAATGAACCAAAATGTCCGTACATCTGATTCACCATCATTCAATAGAATAACATCAACTGTAGCAACTGGTACATCTCCATTGGCAGTAACATCAACAACTGTTGTTACTAATCTTAATGCAGATTTATGGGATGGTTATCAATTTTCAGATTATTTAAATCAGGCGGTAAGAACTTCAGATTCACCATCATTTAATAAAATAAGATTAACCGCTGCTGGTAATAGTAGTGGTGGTAATATCCTAATGGGACCTGCTGGTGAAGGTAGTAATAAATTTTCAACTTTAACTGGTACTCACTATAATGCAACATCACAAGCACAAGGAACAACCATTATAGGAGCATATAATAGTGCAGCCGCAAACCAAATTTATATTGGAGGAAATATATATGAAGCTAACCCAGCAACTCAAATAGATTTTTATACACATAATGCAATTACTCATGCTACTGGTGGAAGTTTAAGAATGAATATTAATAGTTCTGGAAATATTACTGCTAACGTAGATTTTAGAGCACCAATATTTTATGATTCGGATAATACAGCATATTTTATAAATGGAGCTGGTAACTCAAACTTAAATACATTACAAGCATATTCTTATCAGGGAAATAGTAACGTAGCAGGAACTGGAAACGCATCATATCATCCATCTGGTATTTATTCAACTGGTACAAACTGGTTGTATGGTACGATGTATTTGAATGGTAATAGTATCAATGATGTTTCTTATATTGGTATGATTGGAGGAAACAACACTCCTATTAATATAACAGGCGCAGCTCATAAATATCTTACTATTAATCCGGGTAATGGCTATGAAGCAATGGTTCGCTATATTGGAGGATCTGGTAGCAGTTGGTATGTAGGTAAAAGAACATCATCACAATTAGTTGGTACGGAAAGTTTCCATTTTTATTCAGAAGCGGCAGGTAGAACAGTAGCTGGTATAGATACATCTGGTAATATGTTTTCAGATGGTTCAATGCGTTCTCCAATATTCTATGACCAAGACAATACCGCATTTTTCTTAAACCCAGCCACAACAGCAACATCTTTAAGAGTAGCAGGTGGTATAAAGCAAGATAACTTAGTAGGTAGACCTTACGCAGTTTGGGGAGCAACGGGTGCAACTGGAGCAGTAGTTATTAAATTCCCTGGCGGAACTGGTAACTATGGTATGATTCATGCTGTAATTGATATCTACGAATATAATGGAAATGCTGCATCAACTGTAAGAGTTGGTGGACATAACTGGAATGGTGCGTGGTATAACATAAATGCAGAAGTAATTGGACAAACTGATAAACCTGTAAGAGTTGGTGTTAAAGATGGTAGATATTGTATCGTAATTGGTAATGGTTCATCATCTTGGTCTTATGGACAAGTTGTTTTAAGAAAAATACAAAATGGTTCATATTATAGTGGAATAATGGATGTTGCTGAAGGATATTCAGTAGCAATAGAATCCGATTCATATTCAAATATATCAGGTGACCTTCGTAATTTAAGAACACCAGTATCATTCTATGCTGGTACTAATGTTCAAGCGGGAAGTGCAATGTATTCTCCAATTTATTACGATTCTAATAATAGTGCATATTATGTAGATGGTGATAATCAATCTAGATTATTGGCATTAAAAGTCGGTAATAGTGGTAACTTTAATGGTGGAAATACTTACGCTTTACAATTATCTCACAATAATAGATATTTAATTGGTTTAAGCAATACTGCATATAGCAATTCATATTACCCTTGGTTGGTAAATGATGGTTGGAATGGATATGAAGCATTAATTTTCCATTTTAATGGAATTGGTGATAGATTCTATTTTAATAGAGCAGGTCAAATGCAGGCAGATGGTGATATGAGAGCACCAATATTCTATGATTCAAATAATACCGGATATTACACAGACCCTGCTTCAACATCTAATTTACTTGGATTAAATGTAAATAGTACTCTTAATATGTACGCTCGTTCATATTACACTAACTATTTAGTAAGTCGTGATAGAGGTGGTTTGATGGGTGATTATAATTCTACGGGTACTGCTGACAAAGTAATTTGGACAATTGGAGAAAGCTGGCCATTGGGTAATATGTATGGATTGGCTTATGAATATGGAAGTGGATATGACCATCATTTGGCATTAAGAAACAATGGTACAACTTATTCTCGTTTTGGATTTTCTGGTGGCATGGTAATAACTGGTACTGGTACAGCAACATCCGATTGGAGAGCACCTGTATTTTATGATTCAGCAGATACTACATTCCGTTTAGACCTTAACTCATCTTCTAGATTAAGAAACTTATATGTTGGTGATGGTGGTAGTGATTGGTCCGATCCTGGTGGATGGGGTACTCAACTTCACGTTTCAAATGGTCCTCACTCAATTATAAGAGTTTATGCTAGAAGTGAAGGTATTGAAACTGGTATGTTCTCACATGTTGGTGGATTATCGGTTGTTGGTTCATTTACAAATCACGATTTAAGAATAACTAGAGGAGGTTCGTACAGAATGTATTTTTATTCTGGATACACATATTCAGAAGGATACTTACAGGCTGCATCATCTATGAGAGCACCTATATTCTATGATTCCGATAATACGGAATACTATACTGACTTAAATGGTGGTTCTTATGTAAGAGGTAGATTTGAAGTAGCAGGTGGGCATGGTAACTCTACAATTAGATTAACTGCTAGAGGAAATGAAATGGGTACTGGTACTCCATCTTATTTACAAATGTGGGTTTCTGAACCTGGTGTAACTTGGAATGATGGTGGTTTTGGATTTAACGTACAAAACGATGGTGGTGGACCTGGTGGATTTAGTAGAATCAATGGCGGACAGGGACAAGCCTATATGAGATTTAACACCGGTGGTAATACATATTTCTATAACACAAACACCAGCGGTACTCGTTATAGTACAATGGAATGGTATTCAAATGGTACTGTTTACGCCAACGATTATTTAACTGGCGGTAACTCATTAAGAGCACCAATATTTTATGATTCAAATGATACTTCGTATTATGTAAACCCTAATGGTACTGCTAGATTAAATTATGTAGTAGCTAATGGTGGTATTAGAGTTGATGCAAACGAACATATTTATTTAGATTATAACTACGGACAAACTATATTCGGAGTTTATACATCAGTTCGTTTTCAGGGTATATTCTCAATGGGTACTCCTTGGAGAATGCCTGTTGATGGTACATCGCTTGGTAACTTATATGGTTTATCTTGGTCGCATCCAAACGCAGGTGGACAAGCTAGTTACCTAAATACGCACGGATTATTAGTAGTAGAAAATGGTACAACAAATGCGGCAATAGCATCTGTTATTTGGGCAAGAGCAGATATGAGGTCACCTATTTTCTATGACCACGATACTGGATGGTATTTAGATGCAAATGGTACATCAAACTTAAATAGATTTACTAATAGAACACATGCAGCAATGAATAGGGGTCATCATTGGATTACTCCTAGATTTGATTATACTGGTGATACAAACTATTGGACAGGTACTTTTGGATGGGGAACATCTGCTGGAAACTGGGATAATGCTTGGAAAGCTGGATTTGCTGGATGGGATATTTGGGGTGGTGGAACAGGTCACCCTCAAGGTGGTGGATATATTCACGCACAAGGTATCGTATCGGGACAACACTATGCAACATCCGATGGTGGTGCGGCTTATGGTTGGATGATGGTAGGTGCTGGTGATGCAACTGCAAATAGATATTGGGCAAGAGGTAAATGGGGTGGTGGAGTTTCTGGATGGAAAGAATTCGCTATGTATGGTGGTGGAGGTTCTGGTGACCTTCGTGCAAACGTATTCTATGATTCAGATGATACCGGATATTATGCAGATTTTAATAGTACATCAAATTCGTGTATTAGACAACGTGGTGGTACTTTACATGGACCTAACCCAACTTGGGGAGCATATCTTTATGTTGGTTCAAATGGTAGACCCGATGGAACTGCATCTGTTGTAACAACTAATGGTAACTTACACTTAGATTGCCAAAACGGATATGAAACTTACATCAACCACTACTCTGGAAATAGAACTTATCTTTATGAGATAAGAACAAACTTTATTTACGATAGAGATAATACTGGATATTATTTAGATATAAATGGTGGCAACCGTTTGAATGAAATATACATAGACCAGGGTTATAACTACGGATGGTGGAGAAACTATGGTTGTACTGGATTGTATAACCAATCATATGGTAGAGGTATATGGGCAGCTGAGTGTGGTGGAAACCCTTATGGTAACTATACAACTTACGATGGTGGTAGAAACGGCTGGCAAGGTTGGGGTATAGGTTCTCGTTATACCTTTATGAGTACTATGGGTGATAACGTTGGTGTGCATGATAGTGCTAGAGGATGGGTGTGGTTAATGAGTGGAGCAATTCTTTACTTATACTATGCCGGTTCAGATAGAATGTCAATGCAACCATATGGTGTATATGTGTATAACGATATCCGTTCTCCGATTTTCTATGACCACGACACTGGATATTATGGTGACTTTAACTCAACATCTAGATTTAACTATATTATCAATAACAACATATATTGTTATGATTGGATATTTGCACAAGGAAATATTATAGCATACTATTCTGATGAAAGATTAAAAACAAAAATTGGTAATATTGAAAACCCATTAGAAAAGATATCTAAATTAAATGGATTCTACTATGTAAATAATGAGCTAGCACATTCAGTAGGATATACTGATACCAAAGTACAATTAGGTTTGTCAGCTCAAGAAGTTCAAAGTATATTACCTGAAATTGTGCACTTAGCACCATTTGATACTGATATAGATTCAGAAACTAAAGAAATAAAAGGTTCTAAGAGTGGTGAGAACTATCTAACAATTGATTACGATAAGTTAGTTCCACTTTTAGTAGAGGCTATTAAAGAACAACAAACTATTATTGAAAAACAAAATAATGAAATTTCTGAAATCAAAGAAATGCTAAAAACTTTATTTGATAGAAAATAATAGTTATTTTTTAAAAACAATATATTTATAGAATATAAACAAAACTGATTTATTATGGGATTAACATACGAATGGAAATTAATAGGGCTAAAAAAGCAAGATAGCCAAAATGTGAATGAAGCTATCGTTGGGACTAACTGGAAAATCACAGCAACCGATGAAGATGGGAATGTTGGTACATTTACTGGAGCAACTCCGTTTAATATCAATAATATAAACACAGGAAGCTTTGTACCTTATCATGAATTGACAGAAGAAATAGTTCTTGGTTGGGTAAAAAATCATGTAAGTGGTTCAAATACATCTACAAACTACATGGAGCATATAAACGGACAAATACAAAAAGAAATCAATGCTAATAAGTGGACTAGTTTACAAGTTGATGAAGCAAATTTACCTTGGTCTCCTACATCTGGTAGTGTAGTTGCACCGCAAGTATCAACTCCAGCGCCTGTTTAGTACAAATTATAAGAAAAAAATGTTAAATATCCAAAATGCAGATTTATAAACAAATTTGTGTTTTGGATATTTTCTTTATATTTATATAAGTAATTAATTGGATTATCTTAATTACAAACTTAAAATACAAATTCGAGAAATAAAATGGCAGAAAGAATCGTATCACCCGGCGTATTCACAAGAGAAAATGACCTTTCCTTCCTAGCGCAAGGAGTAGGTGAAATTGGAGCAGCATTTATAGGACCTTTTAAGCAAGGACCTGCATTTGTTCCAACAATTGTTAGAACGCAATCAGAATTCGAAGATATCTTCGGTACTCCTGATGGAACTTATTATACTGAATATGCAGTACAAAACTATTTAAGAGAAGCTGGAAGTGCTACCATCGTAAGAGTTGGTGGTATTGGTGGTTATCAACAAACCGCACCTATTGGTATATTCGCATCTGGTGGTTTGGTTGGAGAAAAACTTATTGGAGTTTTATATTCAACTGAAGCTGGTGATGAAGCAGTAGGATTTGGAATACCAAATTTTGGAATGGCTTCAACTGCATCTGGACCTGGATTTGCATCTGGTTCTTTTGTATTATCTTCTTCATTTGGAATTGTATCAGCATCTATTTTAGAAACTGCTACAAATGATGTAGCCGATACATTTGGTACTTCACCATTTGGCGCTAAAACAGCATACACTTACGCTTATTTCAAAAATATAGCAACAACTAATTACACTAACGCAGCATTTGGAGCTGGTGGAGTGGAAGGTGGTACATATGTATCAGCATCAGCATTACCCGCACAAGTATATGGTGATATCAGTGCAGCTGAAACTCCTTACGTTAAATCTCAAAAAGATAACAACAACGTTAGATACGATTTATTTAAGTTTGTAACTTTAGGACATGGTACTCCATATAACACTAAATTCAAAATTGGCATTTCTAATGTTAAGGCAGCTGGTGAAGATGGAGCAACTGATTACTCAACATTTACTGTAACTGTAAGAGGATATAGTGATACTGATAAGAGAAAGACAGTAATTGAAACATTTAATAATGTAAACTTAGACCCTGCTTCTCCTAACTATATAGCTAGAAGAATAGGTGATAGATGGAATACGATTGAATCTGATGGTAAAATAACTGAAAATGGTGATTACTCAAACAAATCAAAATATGTAAGAGTGGTTGTAGCTGAAGCGGGTTCATTCCCAATTTCATCAGCACCATTTGGACATGGAGCATATGTTAATCCAATTCGTATGGGAGCTGGAGATGTAAATAAAGTACCTGCAGTAGTTTACCAAACTGGTTCAGTAAATAACACATCATCATCTCCTGTATATTATTCTGGATTTGATTTCGAAACTATCGGAACATCTGATGATAACAAACAATACTTAAAACCAATTGCTGACGGAGCATTAACTGGAGCAAACGTAGCATTCGCATTCGATTCTCAATTAGCATTTCAAATGACTGGTTCAACTTCATCTGATATGGTTAAAAGACAATTTGTATTAGGATTCCAATACGGATTCGATGGTATGGCACCAACAACAAAAATAAACTTAGGTACAGCAATAACTACGGCAAATTCGCAAGGATTTAACCTTTCAAATAACTCAACAAATGGTTCAATTGCATATACAAAAGCAATCAACGCTATTTCAAATGCAGATGAATACGATATTAATTTAGTTGTAACTCCTGGTATTATTCGTTCTTTACACCCATCTATTACTACAAAAGTAATTGATATGGTTGAAGATAGACAAGATTGTTTCTATATCGCTGATTTTGTGGGAGCAACCGCATTAATTACTGAAGCAACTGAAGAAGCAAATTCAGTAGATTCTAACTATGTTGGAACTTACTACCCTTGGGTTAAGACAGTTGATACTAATAGTAACAAATTAATGAGTGTACCTCCATCAGTATTGATGCCGGCTGTATTCGCTGCAAACGATAGATTGGCAGCTGAATGGTTCGCACCTGCTGGTTTGAATAGAGGTGGTATTAGTGGAGCAGTTAGTGTGTTGAATAGATTAACACATTCTGAAAGAGATACTCTATATGAGAACAAAGTAAACCCAATCGCAGCATTCCCTGGACAAGGTATTGTAGCATTCGGACAGAAAACATTGCAAGATAAGGCATCAGCTTTAGATAGAATCAATGTTAGAAGATTACTTATCACTCTTAAGAAGTTTATCGCATCTACATCTCGTTTCTTAGTGTTCGAACAAAATACTTCTACAACTCGTCAAAGATTCTTAAACACTGTGAACCCTTACTTAGAGGCAGTTCAACAAAGACAAGGTTTATACGCTTTCAGAGTTGTAATGGATGAAAGTAACAACACACCTGATGTAATTGATAGAAACATATTAGCAGGACAAATTTTCTTACAACCGGCTAAGACAGCGGAATTTATCGTAATAGATTTCAACATCTTACCAACTGGAGCAAGTTT